AAGTAAAACTCTTGTTTATAACAATGACTTTACTAGAGATGTTTATGGTACTACTGGTGCAACTACAGACACAACAAATAGGGGTTTGTTTGGGACTAATGTCACAGGAACAGACGTAGCCAATGTTGCAGGGACAATAGCACCGATAGCTGCTTTAGCGGGTAACTCAGACCTAGTTAAAACAGCTATTGCACTAAATCTAATTGGTTCTGCTCTTGATATTCGTACAGAGCAAGATGTTATTAACTTGGGAACAAAGATAGCTATGTTGGCGGCAGGGCCAGCGGGGAACGTATTAGCCGCAGGTCTTGGCATAGCTACAGACAATACACCTTTGACAGTAAACGCTTTGCTTGGACTGACAAACCCAACATTGAGCCTTGTTAATAGCATCTCTGGTAACCTAACAGGCTACAGTCTAGGCGACATTGTTAATGGCTTGCTAAACGCACCAGAAGGCTCTGTTTCTGAGTATGGCTTACTAGGTGCAGCTAACCTAGCTGGAACTGCTGACGCAAGCAGAAGAAGGGCAGGTGCTGCCTATGACAGCATGGACGCAAATACTTTAAGGGTGCTTGCTGAACTTGGTGATACTGAAGCTAGGGATAAATTAGTTTCTATGTCTAGTGGTGGTGGTACTTCTACCTACAATCCAATTGCTGATTTAGGTACTGCTAGGGGTAACAGTTACTTCAACTTGTTTACTCCTGTTGGTGGTGTAGCAAAGCCTAACCCAACTATAACGAGGGCTATCCTTGCTGAATAACGACAAAGCTGTTTTGGCTCAATGGGCTAAAAACTTACTAAATGATGACTTTTTCAAAGAAGTTATAGATAACTTGAAAAAAGAACAGATTAGTGTGATAATTAACACAAGTGCAGAAGAATGTGATAAGCGTGAAGATGCTTATCGGCACATAAAGACTATTGAACTGATTACAGCACACCTAGAAGGCATAGCCTCGGAGACTGTGATTAGGGAGAAGAAGTGGAAGATTCTTTAGGGGAAACCCTAACCTCCGTCCAGAAGGTTTCTGGCGATTATTGAGATGACAAATGGAAAACACCAACCCACAAGGGAGTGAAAGCCTAAATGTAAACCAAGCCGCTTCAGCGTTTGAAAGTCTGATGGGTGATTCCGAGGAAGCTGACAACAGCCAAGCCGAAGGTCAACTAGAGGAAGTTCAAGAAACTGATGAAGTTGAATATTCTGAAGAACCAAAGCCTAGATATAAAGTCAAGGCATCTGGTGAGGAAGTTGAGGTAGAACTTGACGAACTCATTAAGGGTTATCAACAAGGTACGGACTACACGAAAAAGTCTCAGGCTCTAGCTGAACAACGTAAGGCGATTGAAGCTGAACGTGGTCACTTAGAGTATGTTAAACAAGAGCGACAGGCATACGCTCAGAAGTTGCAAGCGTTGGATAGCTTCCTTACGCAGCAACATCAGGGTGTGGACTTAGAAGTTTTAAAGGAAACAGACCCTATCGGTTATGCGGTAGCGGTAGCGGAACAGAGCCAACGTGAGAAGCAGTTAGCAGTAGTCAGGAATGAACAGCAACGAATTGCCCAACAGCAACAAGCAGAGCATCAGTCCCAATTGCAAACGCACTTACGCACAGAATCTGAGAAGCTAATTAGTCTGATTCCTGAGTTAGCGACACCACAGGGTGATGCGGTACGGAAACAAATCCGTGACTATGCGAAATCTGTTGGTTGGACTGACCAAGAACTCAGTTCCGTGTATGACAGTCGTGCTGTGAATACTTTGTATAAAGCAATGAAATACGAGCAACTTCAAAAGAGCAAACCTGAGTTGAATAAAAGACTTCAGTCTGCCCCTAAGATGATGCGATCAGGTAATTCTGCGCCAGTTACAAATTCTGCACAGGACAAACAAGCCATGCAGAGGTTGCGTGAGACAGGAAAAGTCTCAGACGCTGCCAAAGCATTTGAACGATTTTTATAAATTTTGGAGTTTTAAAATGCCTGTTTATCAAACATATACCTCAATTGGTATGAGAGAAGACCTTTCGGATGTTATTTATTCGATCTCACCAACAGATGTCCCATTTATGTCATCTATCGGTAAGGGTAAAGCTACTGCTGTTACACATGAGTGGCAAGTAGATAGTTTAGCGGCTGCGGTTCTAACGAATTTCACCATAGAAGGGGCCACGGCTACCAGCGCAACAATGTCACCGACTACCCGAGTTGGTAACCAGACTCAGATTGCTCAAAAGACAGTCCAGATTTCTGGAACTTTGCAAGCTGTGGATAAAGCAGGCCGCAAATCTGAAAAAGCCTATCAACTTGCGAAAGCCTCGGCCGAAATTAAGCGTGACATGGAAACAACACTTCTGAGCAATCAAATTGCTTCAGCAGGTAGTTCCTCTGCTGCTCGTAAATTAGGTGGTCTGCAAGCATGGTTGAACAGCAACTACTCTGGTGGTACTTCTGGTGTGGCTGGTTCTTCTGGCACTACTGCTCGTACAGACGGAACAAACAGGACTTTCACAGAAGCCTTGTTACAAGCTGTTATCAAAAGCGTGTATGCCTCTGGTGGTAATCCAAAGGTTTTGATGGTTAGCCCAGCGCACAAGCAAACAGTATCTGCATTTGCAGGTATTGCTGCCCAGCGTTACATGGCCCCATCTAATACGCCTACTACCATAATCGGGGCGGCCGATGTTTATTTAAGCGATTTCGGAACTGTAAGCGTTGTTCCGAATAGATTTATGACATCTACAAATAGCTGTGACGAGACAGCGTTTGTGCTAGACCCTGACATGGCGGCTGTTTCTTACTTGCGTCCATTCCAGACCAACGAGTTGGCTGTTACTGGTGACAACGAAAGCACACAGTTGCTTGCTGAGTACACCTTGGAAGTTAAAAACCAAGCTGCACACGGCATCATTGCTGACTTGACACCTTAATCTGGTGTAACCCAAAAGATGCCTCAGACTAAACCTCTGGGGCATTTTCTTTTCTACTCAAACTGATAGAATTGGTGTATGGAAAACTCTAAACAAACTGCTGTTCATGCCGATGGTGAGGGTGGGATTGTTATCCAAACTCGTCAAGATGTTACTAACATCATGGAACAGAATAAAAAAGAATTTAATTCTTTTGATGAGAGAGCAAAATGGTCTGACCAATTGTTTGGCAATAAGGTTGCATCTATTCCTATGACTGTCATTGATGACTTGAACAAACAAGGAATCATGCGTGGGTTTGCTGTGCTTGATGACAAGCGTTTTGCCATGTGGTTGAATGACCCAATGAATCGTGCTTGGCGCACTAGAACAGGAAAAGTATGAGCATTTCTACCTATGCTGAACTACAAACTGCTGTAGCCTCATACCTTGCGAGAACTGATTTAACATCAGAAATAACAGACTTTATTCGTTTGGCAGAGATACGATTGCGTAGAGACTTTCGTATTCGGCAGATGCTTGCATCCTCAACAATAACGTGTGTTCCCTCTACAGCGACAGTAGCTATTCCCTCTGACTTCTTAGAGGTGAAGGACTTTATTGTTAACACAAATCCTGTAACTCCTCTGAGTTACGAATCTCCCTCTTTGTTCTCAAGAAACTCAAGAAGTGCTGAGATTGGCAAGCCTATCAATTACACAGTATTGGCGACTACTTTTAAGTTTGCACCGATACCCGATTCAAACTATAGCTTGATACTGATTTATTCAGCAGCCCCTGCGTTTCTTAGTACAGCAAACACAAGTAACACATTCTTGGTAACTTGTCCTGATTTGCTTTTGTATGGTGCGTTGCTAGAGGCAGAGCCTTTCTTAATGAATGATGCTCGACTCAATACATGGGCTGGTCTGTACGACAGAGCAAAACTAGCATTGACCTCAAGCGATGAGAGGGGTCAGTATTCTGGCGTTCCTTTGGCAATGCGTAACGCAAATATCTAATATGCCCACACAAAGAATACAACTAGGCGAGTGGATGCCTGACCAATCAGGTATTACTGGCGTATTAACTGACGCTAAAAACGTGGTATCCCAAGCTGTTGGCTATGGGGCTTTTCCTAGTGCAGTAGCGTTCTCTGGTACTGCTACAGAAGACCTAGTGTCTTTGTACGCTGCGAAGAATCCAGACTCTACAACGCAGTTATTTACCTCTGGCGCATCTAAGATTTTTACTGTAAGTGGCGTAGGCGCATTAACGCAAGTAAAGTCAGGAATGACAACTGGCATTAACGATAGGGTGCGTTTTACTCAGTTTGGTACACGAGTAATCACTACCAACAATGCTGATGTTTTGCAAGCATGGACGCTAGGAACATCTACGTCTTTTGCTAATCTAAGTGCATCTGCACCGATAGCTAAGTTTATTACTGTGGTGCGTGACTTTGTTGTGTGTGCTAATACGTTAGAAACGACACAACAGCAGTATCGTGTGAGGTGGTCAGCTATCAATGATGAGACTGATTGGGTTGAGGACGTAAACACTCAGTCTGACTATCAAGATATTCCTGATGGTGGACAGATTGTAGGAATTCGTGGTGGTGAGTTTGGCTTGGTGTTCTTAGAAAGAGCCATTAGCCGAATGACCTATGTAGGGACTCCGTTTATATTTCAGTTTGACAATATCTCTCGTAACAAGGGTTGCATGGTTGCTGGCTCTATTGCTCAGTACCAAGGGGTTACATTCTTCCTGTCAGACGATGGTTTCTATATGTGCGATGGTCAGCAAGTATTGCCAATTGGTAGCGAGAAGGTTGACCGATTCTTTATTGATGACGCATCCGAATCTGACTATGGCTCTATGTCTAGTGCTGTTGACCCTATCCGTAAACTTGTTATTTGGAACTATGTTGCAACCGATGGAATTCGTAAATTATTGATTTACAACTTTTCCACAAAGAAGTGGACTTATGCAGACGCAGGGACTGACTTCTTGTCTGAGGCATCCTCAACTGCTGTGACGCTTGAGCAATTAGACAGCATTAGCGCATCTATTGACGCATTGACTACAAGTCTTGACTCAAGGCTTTATGTTGGTGGTAAATACTTTCTTGGCGGTACATTGGGTGCAAAGGTTTTTACCTACACAGGTGTTAATGCAACTGGTCTAATCTCAACTGGAGATATTGATTTGGGTGGACAGTCTGTTGTGACTTTGGCTAGACCACAGGTAGATGGAGGCTCTGCAACGATTGCTGTAGCCTCTAGGCAACTGTTAAGCGAAGATGTTACTTATGGTACTGCTGTGGCTGCTGACGCAGAGAACAGGGTTTCTTTGCGTAGTTCTGGTAGATACCACAGACTTCAGTTAGTCCCTACAGGTAACTGGATTAACGCTGTGGCTATTGACGTGGATGTTACTGGTCAAGGTGTGCGCTGATGTACAGAAGCCTACCTGCGTTTGGTGGTGACCAGAGGGCTGTGGCTGAAGTTGTCCGTGGCATCATGGACGGAAAGACCAATAACACAGGTACTTTGACTCTGGCAACTGGTGGTGCTTTAACTACCACTTTGACAGACCGAAGGATAGGCCCAGACAGCGTTATCCTGTTTGCCCCTGCCTCTGCTGCTGCTTTTGCTGATTCTGCGCCTTATGGTGCTTTTCAAGATGGAACAGACCAGACTGCTGCTAGTACGACTGTTGCTTATCCTATTACCTTTGATACAACCGACTT